TTGAGGTAGTCCTGGCGGTCTTTCCACTGCAGCTCCGTGATCTTGTCGCTGGCCTGGTTCAGCTGCGGCAGGAACTTCTGCGCGAACCCCGGGGAGCTCTCATCCAGCTGGTACTTCTGCACCAGGCCCTGGGTCACCTCGGCCTTGAGCTGCCCCAGCTTCGGGTCGCCGGGATTGAGTAGGTAGGCCCCTTCCATGCTCCGGTAGGCCGTGAGCATCGCGCCCGGGGCTTCGGCCGCGGCCAGCTCGGTCAACGCCCGCTGCCGCCCTGCTGCGCGGAACGGGTTGACCTGATCCATCATCAGGCCCGCGATCGGGTCCTGCACCGACAGCTTGCGGTTCTCGGCCGCGTACTCGGCGCCGGACTGGGCCGTCTGCCCATCGAGCAGCGCCTTGGCCCGCATCGCCTCGTTGATGCCCTGCTGCACCTCGTTCTTGGCGTAGAGCGCCAGCCCGGTGCCCACCAGCTGCGTCAGCTGCTGGTTGAACGGCGCCAGCGCTGCAGCAGTGCGGGCGAAGTTGTTGGCGCCGCCGATGCTGCCGCCGCTGCCTTGCTGGATCACATTGATCTGCGCCACCCGCGGGATCTCCAGCGGCCCAGCCGGTGCTGCCACCTGCCGCTGCGCAGGCTGGATGAAGGTGCTCAGCGGCTGCGCCTCGGGGCGGATCTGGTTCAGCGGAAGGTCCCTGCTCATCAGCCTGCGATGTTGGAGAGGGTTGAGTAGGCGCTGAGGCCGGTGCTCACGCCACCCATCAGGCCGGTCAGCCCGCCCAGCACGCCAGGGCCGCTACTCGGCCGCGCACCGGTGAGCGTCGGCGCAGGTGGGGCCAGCAGCGTCGGCAGCGGCTGGAAGGGCCGCATCGGCTCCAGATACGGCTGCTGCTCGTAGAACTGCTGGCTGTTGTACCGGCTCAGGAACTGCGTCACCTGCGCGGTCTGCGCCCGCGTGTACTGCCTGCTGCGCAGCCCCTCGTTGATCTGCTGGATCGTGGCGTAGTCGCCCTGCTGGCGGGCGTAGTCGTTGATCAGCCGGTCGATGCTGCCGCCTTCCTGCCCACTGGCCGCCACCGATGCCCGCGCCTTGAGCGCTGCCACCTGGTACTGCTGGTAGGCCACGGCATCAGCCATTGAGGCCTCGGCGAACTGCTGGCTCAGCGCCTGCGACTGCAGGGCAAAGTCGGCGCCGGCCGCGGCCCGCGTCTGCCCCACCACTTCGGCCTGAGCGATCGCCTTGCTCAGCTCGAAGTTGCGCAGGCTGTTCACATAGGCCCGCTGCTGGTTGTAGGCCAGCGTCGATTGCCAGTATTGGTACTGCTGGTTTGCGTCGGTGTAGCGCTTGGTGAACGCCGCCTGCCACTGGGCGAACTGCTGATTGGCGCCCTGCAGCGCTCGCTGGTTGAGATAGTCCTGCTCGGCGGCGGCCTGCTCCTGCGAAGCGCCAAAGATCCCCAGGCCTGCGTTCAGGCCACCCATCGCCAGGGATAGACCCATCAGGGGCGCAACCATCACGCCCTCCTCTCGAAGTAGGCGAACAGCTGCCCGCAGGGCCCGTGCGGCGCAGGCGTGCCGATCTCAAACCCCAGCGACCGCAGCCACCGCAGGGTGATCACATTGCTGGCCAGGGCCAGGTTCCACAGCGGGCCGGCGCCATCGGCGATCAGCTCATCCACCCAGAGCTTTGCACCCCTGGAGAACTGCCGGCGATGGGACGGTGTGGCCAGCAGGCCATCGGTGGCCAGCAGCCAGATCCTCCCCCTTGGCGCGATGCCACACAGGCCCACTGGCTCTCCGCTGTCGCCCTCTATGCAACGGCAATCAGGGCTGTTCTGCCAGCTGGTCATCACAGCTTCCGCCGGTTGCATCCCATTACTGCAGAACACCTCGAAGGCATCCTGCTTGCGCAGGTGGCGGGCGATGTGCAGCACCCGCTTTCTTGTCGGCGACGCCCAGTTCATCGCATTGCCCTCGCCTTGGTGTGGACCATCCCCACCCATTCGCAGCTGGCGAAGCGGCACGGGCGGGCGGTGCTGTTGCGCAGCTCGACCACGCACTTCTCACCGTTTGACTGGATCGGCACCGTGAACACCCCCTCCTGCAGCGAGTCGGCATAGGGCCCCTCCTCCTCGATGCCGACCAGCGAATTGCGCACCGCCAGGGCGCTGTGGGTGAAGGTGTAGACGGCCGGTTCGCGGCGTTCGGCCAACACCCAGGCCTCGAAGAACTCGCTGCCGTGGTAGCGGATCTTGGCGTGGCGCACTTGCAGCCGCTCGACATTGCCCGGCACCCGGCCGCCGCCGGCATCCCGGTATAGCCGGAAGCGGGTGAAGCGGTACAGGAACTCGTAGGCAGCTCCGAACCACACCTCCTTGTTGCGCCAGTCACCCCTGGCCGTGATGCGTCGGCCGCTCAGCGTCTCGCCAAGCAGGACGCCGCCGGTCTGGCCAGGCGCATAGCCAGACCAGGCCTGCGTCAGGGACTCTGCCCTGTAAGGCAGGACCCATGTGGTCGTCTTGGCATCGGCGTCGTATTCGCCGTTGCTCACCCTGATGGGGCCAGGGGTCGCAGCTGTCGTGCTGACCATGCGGTCGAGGAGCATCGGCGAGCGGCCGTTGACTTCTGTGGCGCTGTCCCGTGCCGACAGCTTCTCCAGCCACACCTCACCATCGGGGTACTGGATCACCACATACAGCGTCTCCTGCACGCACACGATCTGCAGGATTCGCTGCGCACTGGAGAACCGCCAATAGCTCCAGCTGCTTTGCTCGCGCTGCATCCCTTCGCCCACGTTGCGAGAGAAATACTTGAACACATAAATGTGATTGCGGAAGCCAAACTTCTCGGAGATTGCGAACCACGAATAGCCCGTGTCGTTTGCCGCCAGCCGCAGCACTTCGTTGGGAACATAGCTGCTTACATAGCTGGTCAGATCGGCAGCATCAGCCACCAAAGCCGTTCCAGCACCACGGATGCTGAACTCGCGGAACTGCGACCACTCGCCGTTTGCCTGGCAGAACACAATCGCGCCAGCAACCGGGATCGGCCTCACATCTGGGTCGATCTCGTACTGCGTGAGCACCGTGATCTGCGCCGTTGATGGCGTCAGCGCCGCTGCTGATGCGTTAAACCGGAACTGAATCTGATCGGCAAAGATGATCAGCTCGTCTTGATACGGGATCGCATGGCGGAGCAGCGCCACGCGGGGGTTGGTGGCCGTGATGTCGATGGGGTCGGTGTCCAGAACTGCTGTTGCAGTCTCTGGGAAGAACTCAAAGAAATCCCGCGATCGGCTGAGAATGATGTTCTCATCCGCCAGGAATCCCAGGCGGTTCTTGAACACGAACACATCTTGAATCGGGTGACCGATGAAGCCCGGGTCGGGCGACGAGTCCAGATTGCCTGCTGTGCGCTGCCCCCAGGACGGGATCTCTGCTTCTTGCGTGACCGTGCCATCGGCCGGGCCAAACAAGAAAGTCCCGTTGGGCCTCCGCACCAGCACATGGGGCATGGTGCTGGGGTCGATCTGGTACGGCACCCCCGGCGCAACGGTTTCCTCCCACTGCCCCTCGCCAAACGCACCACTGCGAGGCGCAAAGGCAACGTGGTAGCCATCGAACTTGTTGCTCGGGTCGCCGACCACCTCCACCTGGTAGCCCCCGGGGGCGATGGTGGGCAGGTCGGTGAACGCCTGCACCGTGTTGGTGATCGCGGTGATATCGCTGTTGGAGCGGGCGTCCGCCGCCTCGATCGTGATGGGCCTGTCGCTGCGGATCCACAGAACTGAGCTGCGGCGGGCGATCTCCACGTTGTTGACGCCCAACAGACCCTGCCGCAACTGTCTGGCAATCTCGGCGGCCGAGATCCGGTTTTCAGTGACCTCGCCATTGCCATCAACCACCACCGCCTGCACGGCGGTCTGCACACTGACCAGCGTGCCGTTCAGGTTGACCTCGTAGGTCTGCCCGTAGTTCGCCGCCTTAACCCACACCAGGCACTCATGGGGAAAGGGTCGCGGCGTGGCTGGCGCCAGGGCGGCCGTCATCGCCGGCTTGACCTTTGTGTTGCTGATGAAGGTGAAGTCCGCAATCGTCGCGGCTCGCAAGTCTGTGCGAGCGTTCGCGCCTGACGCCAGGTAGCCATAGCCCTCCGGCGCCACCACGGTGCGCTCGGCGCCCGTGAGCTGCTCAAACACCTGCACCCCTGTCCGGCTGATGACGACCATGTATTGCTCCACCTGGTCGCGCTGGATGTGATGCAGTATCACGTTGCCCAGCGAGTTGTCGCTGATCTTGGCCAGGGCCTGGCTGCCCTCACGCTTCCGCAGCCCCTCGCTGAGTGAGCTCACCCCATTGATCTGCTCATCGGCCTGGGTGGGCTGGCGCTGAGCATCCGGCTGCTGGCTGACACCCTGGATCAGGTTTGGGATCAGGTAGCTGATCAGGCTCACAGGAACACACCCCCCATGGCCCGATCGGTCAGACCCTCGGCGGGCTGGAAGGTGGGGAACCGCTTGCGGCCGGTGATCATGTTCGGCGCCTCCTGGGTGTTCTCCACCCGCATAAGCTCGATCAGCGCCTGCTGCTCATCCGCCAGGGTGTACTGCACCCCGCTCACATCGCCGATGGTGCGGGCGCTGAACACCCGGGCAGCGCGGATCAGCGACCAGCGGTTGTAAGCCTCGGGGCACTCGTCCCAGGGCAGCAGCCACACCACATCCGCCTTGAGCTGGGCGACCGGGATCTGGTAGCTGCGGCTCTCCTTGTCGTAGACCCGCTGGCCGCGCAACTGGTAGCGGTGCTGGAACTCGTAGGGGTCCGGCTGCCAGCTGATCACATTGGCGGGCAGCACGATCTCCCCGCCGCTGCTGCGGGTGAAGGGGTACTCGCGCTCGCTGTTCCAGCTCCAGCCGCGGGTCTGCCCCTCCTTGTGCATCTCCAGGATGGTGGCCTCAGCGGTGCGAGCCTCCAGCACCTGCTGGTTTTCGAGCGTGGACACCGGCTGCTCGCCGATGTTCATCAGCACGATGTTCACAGCCTCCAGCAGGGTGGTGCGGCCTGGCGTTGCCCATTGGTTCGTCAGGCCCATGTCTCTGCAGCCATGCAGACCAATGCTATCGGCAGCCATGAAAAAGCCCCACCCGAAGGCAGGGCCGTCGAACGCCTCACTCCGAAGGAAGTCTACGGAACCTCGATCACGGCGGCACACTCGGCGCGGAGAATCCCCATGCCGATTGCCATGCGGGCCACGAACAGCTGCGATTGGTAGACCACGTTGTAGTCACCGCCGGGGGCGGTCATCTGCAGCTGGGGCCGGCGCAGGGTGAGCACACCGATCGCGTCCTTGTGGAAGATCAGAGCCCGGCACTTGGTCAGGTTCTGCTGGTAGGCCGCGTTGCGATCAAAGGACGTGTTGGTGTAGGCCGCCTGGGTGACGTGGTTGCTCCACGTGATCGGGAGCCCCTTCACCCGGCCGATGTTGCCGCCGCCATAGGTGCCATTGGCCGACCCTTGGTTGAAGTCGGCATTGATCACCTTGCTGCCCTCGTTGAGGAAGTCGTACTCCTCGGGGGGCACGACAACCACCAGGTCATCCGTGGGGACATCCTTCTTCTGCATGGCGACCTTGATGTCACCGATGACAGAAGCGAGCTCGTCCCCCTTGGCCTGCTTCGAGGCGGTGGCATAGCCGGCGCTGAGGGTCCGCGCGGTGCCGTTGCGGCCGGCATTGCTGGCCTTGTTCAGCGGCTCGGTGGTGCGCTTGGCCGCGGCATAGAGCACCCGGGCAATCCGGGCGTCCTTCTCGCGGGCCAGGGCCTCGCCCAGCTGGTGCATCATGTCCTGCCGATACTGCACGTCCTCCATGAGGTCGTCCAGGTCGTACACGGTGTCGGGCGCAATCAGCAGACCATCAAGATTGATGATCTCCTCGTTGCGATCCGAAGGTGCGTTGCTGGGGTTGGGGTTGTTGCCGTCCGTGGGGACGTTGGTGATCGGCGTGCCAGGGGTGTGATACCCAGCGGTGCGCCGGCCAGTCACCTTGAACCGAGCGCTTTGGCCGCCCCGAATGGAGCGCTCTTTGACCCGGCCGGTGAAAACGGTTTTGCGATCGAAGGCGGTCAGCACCTCCGACATGCCCAGTTTCAGGAACAGGGCGTAGTTGTCTGCGGCGTTGCCCTTAACTTGGCCAAGCCGCGAAAGGCTGATAGCGGTCACTGCAATGTGTGCGGTGAGCCTCTGCTATCTCGACGGGTTTGCGGTCAGGGTGTCGGCCTAGGCCGGCCTGTGCTCTGCGTGAGTGCAGACGTACTCATGCACACCTTCTACACGAAGATTGGAGACCGTGCAAACTTCGCGTCGATGTAGCGCCGGTACTTCTCGTCCACCAGGTAGCGCTGCTTGCCGCCTTTGGTGAGCACCTGCTTGGCTTCCATCGCCTCCTCCTCGGTCTCGAACACATCCAGGGCCGGGTTGGCGGTGCCGCCGCTGGCCATCACCAGGGCCGGCTCCTTGTCCGCTGTGGCGGCCTTGCCCTGCAACCAGCGCACAGCAGCGCGGGCCGCAGCCGGGCTGCCGGTGTTGACGGCCTCGTTGTAGTCGGCCAGCTCGGCCTCGCTCAGGTTGGCCAGGGCCCACTGGCTGATCTCGGCGAACTTGGCATCGCCGCCCACCTCGACGCGGATCGCCGCGGCGTCCTCATCACTCAGGCCGGCGGTGGCGGGCTGGGCCTCGGCCGGGCGATAGGCCGACTCGTAGCGCTCGATCAGCGCCTCGGGCAGGCCCAGGGCCCCGGCCAGCTTCTGCCGCATTTCGCTGGTGTCCTCGCCCCGCTGCACAGCGGCATCCCACTGCACCAGGTCGATCCCCTCCTGCTCGGCAGCGGCCACCACGGTCTCGCCGTAGCCGGCCACGGCCTCCTCGCGGGTGAGTGCCTTGACCTCGGCGGGCTCGCTCGGTTGCTCGGTGGCGCGCTGACCAAGCTTCCGCTGCAGCTCAAGGTGGGCCTTCTCCAGCTCCTCCTGGGTCTTGTACTTGCCGGCCAAGAG